TCTTTATGTTGATATTGACGAGACTACACTGCCTGCAAATACACTTGTTGCAGTTAATGCAATTGTTGATCCAACAAAGAATCAACCAGGCGATGGTACTGTACCTACTGCAATAACAGGACAAAGATATATTGTATTAAATGATATACCTCTTAATCCAGCATGGACAAATCTACAAGCTAAAAGATATGATATAATCGAATACAATGGCTCTGCGTGGGTTGTTAGTTTTGACAGCTCAAATATAAACACCACAGAATATGTTACTAATGTTTCAAGCAACGACCAATTAGAATGGAACGGCAAAGAATGGTTAAATAGTAACGAAGGCGTTTATAACGCAGGTTTTTGGCGGTTATATCTATGATAGAAGCAAGTGGCTGTATTTTCTTAAGTCTTAACACAGGCAGAATACTTTTACAACAACGAGGCAGTAATGTAAAGCACCCTAATACTTGGGGCTTTTTTGGTGGAAAAAGTGAAGGCACAGAAAGACCAAGCGAAACATTGTATAGAGAAATTTATGAAGAACTAGGCACACTTCCTAGTATTCAAAAAGTAATACCTATCAATATTTTTAAATCATCTAATGGAAAATTTCAATATAATAGTTTTGTATCTATAGTTGAACAGGAATTTATTCCAAGACTTAATGATGAAAGCAATGGATATGCATGGGTTAAAATAGGCAACTATCCTGGTCCATTACATCCGGGTGCAAATATACAATTAAAAGATAAAGAATTCAATCGTAAAATTAAAACAATATACAACAATCATAAAAAACAAGAAGTAGAACTTATTCAGTAATTCGTTTTTTCATACTTTCAACAAACTTTTCTCTTAACCATTCATAATCGTTAATTTTATTTAATGCTTCAACATCACCCTTGTTTTCTAAACCATATGCTTTGCCTTCTAATGCACCTTTAATACAATAGCGTCCAAATCTTTCACCATTATCAATGGTACACCATGCTTCTAAACGTGCATCTGTTTCTGCTTGTTTTTGGTTAGGGTTAACACTTGATGCTAACTTAACACACTCTCTAAATGCACTACGCCATGTACGATAAGGGTCTTTATTAAATCGTGTATAGTTACTAACATCACTAATAGGTTGGTAAAAACTTACACCAGTTGTAAAGTCTGGCAGTTGATGTCCCATTTCTAAAAGTTGTATACGAGGAAATAATTTTACAGCACCATAACCATATTCTAGTCCATTAATTGGATTACGTGCGCTCCATACGTATGTTGTATTTTTACGTTTACTCATTGGAGGCATATAATCAAAATAAAAATCATTTGCCATATCTGCATCAGCATCAACAATATATACCATTTCTGTTGTTGATTGTTTTGCACATTCTTTGTGTGCATTACCAATTCCTTCAACATTTTTTACATGTTTTGCATCTGGGAATTTTTTCTTAAGTTTAATAAAATTTGCATCTGCTTCTGCTTCATGAAAACTAATCATAAAGACGTCAAAGTCTGTTTTTTGGTAAGCCGCTATGATTTTATTTTCATATGCACCCCACATTTTACCACTAGTAGGAACTAAGTAAATATCACCTTGTAGTACTGTTGACTTTGTACGTTTTGTTACAGTTGGAAATTTATGTATAAAGTTTCTTCCATCATCACTTGGTCTATAATGCCAAGGAAAGTTAGTTCTAATGTTTGCTGTTTCGTTTACTACCCAAACCATATCAGATTTATTTTCAAACTGTTTTGCTAGTGTTAGTAATGTATCTTCTCTACTTACTCTTTTATCTGTTTTTACAACAGGGTAAGTTGGAAAAATATACTTCTTAAGTCGATCCCAAGGAGTAACAACACTTTGTCCTTTGAATCCTTTTAAATTAATCATTGCAATCTTCCTTTATTGTAAATGCACGTGTTCCAACGTGTGCAATTTTATCACTTATCACGTGATCTACAAATACTGTATAACCATATTTATGTGCATTGTTACAGAAGTAAACATCTTCTCCTACAAGGCTAGTATAATTTTCATCATATTCAATTTTATAATGAGGCCTTGGTATCTTTTCATATACCTTTCGATTTACAAGCATCATACCACTTCCTACAGCCCAAACTTCTTCAAGTCCGGTTCCACTAAAACATCTACTGTCCAAATTATTTGGATCTGTAAATGCAACAGGTCTATGCGGTGGTACCCTAGTTGCATAATTTCCTGCCACAATATCTTTTTTATAACTTAATAACATATTAAGTGTATTTGGAGGAAATTTCATATCAGAATCAATCCACATTATATGTGTACAACTTGTATCTAGTGCTTGATCAACTAGTTGCTGTCTTTGCATTGCAACTTCACTTCCCATATTAAAATGTAGTGTTGTAGACAAATTAGTCTCGCCACATTTTTTCATTAACATGGCGAGACTATGTGCAAAAACCGCTGTAACCGTATCACGCACAGGAACACAAATTGCTACATTTGCGGATTTATCAGTTTTATAATAATGATTAGGTAAACTTACCATTATTTTTTATGATGCTAGTTCTGACTCTAACTCTGCTTCAATTTCTTGTACACTTGCATTTAATGATTTTGCAAGAGCTGCTGCAGATTTTACTGATGCCGCGAATGCTTCATCAGACAGTGATGACATATATGCCATGTGTTCTGGTTGTACTTTACCAATTGTTAGAATATCAATGGCTGCAAGTTTTGCTAACTTGTTTACCCAATATTCTTCTTCGCTTTCTTCTACATTTGCAATAAGCGCATCTAACTCGCCGTTCTCTTTTACAAAGTCAGCTGTTACTGCTTCAAGTACTGCAAGGTCTGGATGATTGGCTGCACGTGCCGCCATTAAATCTGTTTGTAGTGCCATTGCTTTTCTTGCTAAACTTGGGTGTGCGCCAAGTACAAATGTTTCAATTTCAAATCTTGTACGAATACTCATAATTGTTATCTCCTGTGATTCTGAGTTTACATAGTTGTATATATCGTCTTATTTTAAGGGAAAAATAAGACACTGTCAAGAAAAAAATCTCAACAGTGTCTTGGTGTGTCATTAGATAGTGTTTACGCCATCTGGTGCTGGGTAAACTGCTCCTGGACCTTCATCGTCAGCCGGTGCAACACCTGAAGCTGTACCGTATTGGTTAGGATTCTGCCAACCTCCAAAAGTTGCTGAAAGTTGAATGTTTGTTGTCACATTTGGTGAAATGTGTGTACCTAAGTCATATAGTGACGTAGTCCCCGACAGTCCGAAATAGTTTCTCACTGTACCGATTGATAGGGACGAGCCAGTACCTGGTAATGCTGCCATAGTTATAACTCCTTAATTAATTAACGTTAATGCAGGCAGTCAGCCTGCATTAATATTTATCTGTTTTTAGTAAAACTTAATATTAGTTGTTTTTAATCATCTAATTTTGATTTTAATTCATCTATTTGTTTTTGTTGTTCTTTGATTGCTTCAACTAGTACACCAACAATGTTACCATATGCAACACTACGCATACCATGCTGATCTTGTTTAACAACCTCTGGCAATACTTCTTCAACTTCTTGTGCTATAACACCAAGTCCAGTCTTGCCATCTTTTTCATAAGTAACACCACGCATGTTCATAACTTTATCTAATCCATTTTCAATAGTTTGAATATTACGTTTTAATGCTCTATCTGAATATGCTGTAACATCACCAGTAGCGACAATTTCTCCGGCTACATCTAATTGACCTGTTACATCAACACCGGCACTTTTTGTTTGTACTTTCATACTATCTGCATAGTACATTGCAGACCATTCACCGGTTTTACCTGCAAACATGTTTCCATTATCAGTGCCTCTAATGTAAACATATTGGTTACCTGACTTAATTGCTAGAGATCCAGTACCTGTTATACTATCAACAGTAATGCCTCCGTGTGTTCTATCACCTCCAATGTAAGTTTGTACTCTTGCATCTGTGTAGTAAAGATTTGCTCCGCCCTCAGGAACACTATCAGTATCTAAAGATCCTGTACCTGAAGTCACTGCACTATCTACGTATGCTTTTGTTGCTGCATGATTGGCAGAACTTGGTGCGCCACTAAGTGTTAATGCACCTGTCATAGTATCGCCTGATTTTGCAACTTTTGTAGCAATATTATTTGCAAGTGTTGTAGCAAAATTTGGATCATCTCCTAAAGCACCAGCTAATTCGTTGAGTGTGTCAAGTGTAGTTGGTGCAGAGTCAACTAGATTTGCTACTGCTTGATCTGCATATGTTTGTAAATTAGTTGTAGCTGTTGCTACTTCTTGATTTGTATAATTTATTGCAAAGAGTTCTGTTGCATAATCATTAACATCTAAATATGTTTGTACTCTTGCATCAGTAAAATAAAAGTTTGAAGCTTCTGAAATATCGTCTGTAGTAAGACTACCTGTACCTGATGTTACTACACTATCTGCATATGATTGCGCACTTTGTAGTGTTGCTGCATCTCCTGTATCTGCATGATTATTTGCATCTACTAGTGTTGTGGCATCGCCAGCATCTACATATCCTGTATCTGCTAGTGAATTAGTTATAATTTCTTGTGATATGACTGCTTGAACTTTACCGTCTGTGTAATATTTGTTTGTTGTACCTTCAGGTAAATCATCAGTAGTTAAATTAGTTGATAAGTCTACTGAACCATCTAATGTAACATTTTGTAGGTTTACTTTTGTTGACGAATTACCATCACCTACCAATACATCCATTCCATCAACTTTAACATTTGCTATGTCAGCTAATTTATTGTCATGTATTACTGTATCATTAATTATTTTAAAAGCCATTTTGTCTTCTCCAAGTTACATGTATTTATCAAGTTTCTTGGTATTCAGATGGTATTAGCTGTTTCCATGCTGTACCGTTATATCCTTCAAACATTTTAGTTTCTGTGTTAAAATACATTTGTCCTTCTACAGGACTTGCTGGTCTATTAGCCTCTGTTCCTTTTGGTAAAACAAATGAACTATCAGCAGTTAATGAAGTTACTTCTATAGTATCTAATACCAATGTTGCTTTAGTTATTGATGAATCTGTTGCACTAATATCATTAGTTGCTTGATTGGTCATATCAATACTATCAATTAAATAATATTTAGAAGTATCACTGTCTCTGATTAAACCTGTGTATGTATCATTTCCTGTTCTACTTAAAAATCCAACATCTGTTGCTGTAGTACCATCTTTGTTAAGAATTATTAAAGGATCTGTAAAAGCCGTTTCTGTGCTAACAAGATTTGTTGTTTGTATTTTTCTAAATGTCATTGATATCTTCTCCAAATGGACTTAATATAAAGTATTTATGATTATGTTAGTTTATAATAAAAAAAAGAGAGGTAGTATTTCTACTACCCCTCCTAATGCAAATTGTTATAATATTAAATATTATGATCCAAATGCTGTTACGTCACCTGTTGAGATGATTGGTCCATCTACACGGATGCCTGTACCTGATGCAGTTACATTTGCTAGAAGTGTTTCTAGTGCTGCAACACGTGTTGTTAGGTTTGATAAATCTGTGTTTGTTGTATCAAGTGATGTTTGTGCCGCTTTAGTTGCAATTGAGTTTGTTACTGTTGTACTAAAGTTAGAATCATCGCCCATAGCTGCTGCTAGTTCGTTAAGTGTGTCCATTGCGCCTGGTGCACCGTTGATTAAGTCTGAAATCTGTTGATCAACATATGCTTTGTTAGCACCGTCTGTAGTATCTGTTGGAGTACCAACGTTGATGATTTTGTTACTGTCTGCGTCAATTTTGTCGCCAAATACAACCGCTGTACCTGATGCATCAGTAATTTTCTTACCTGCTGCCATCTGTACTGTGCCACCCATTGAGATTGTTGTAGCTGACTGCATTGTTAGTACGCCTGACCCTTGTACTTTAATTGTAAGTGACTGGTCTACGTCACCGTTAACAACGATAGCTGAACCGTCGTCTTCAAGTACTTTTTTTCCGTTAACGTAAAGTGAACCTGGGCCTACGTATACGTCTTTCCATGCCATTGTGCTTGAACCAAGATCGTATGTTTCGTTAGCTGATGGTAGGATGTTACCTGTCATTGTTAGGTCGTTTTTAATTTCTGAAGCATGTGATGTTTCAAAACCGCCGTCAATGATAAATTTCTTTTGTGCCATTTTTCTGACTCCTTTTTGATCAAAAAAGTTATTAGCAACCATAGTGTTGCATAGTATTTAGTATGGTGTATATTACATAAAACACTTAGTTATTGGTTTTTTCATTAACTAAGTACTTAACCATAATATCATCTAAAATAGTCATAAAAAAAGAACGCAGCCGAAACTGCGTTCTCTATTTTTTTTTATTCAATTACAATTATACGTCAATATATGTTGCGATAACTGTTACTGTTGCTGTACCTGAGTTAGCTGTGTAGTTTAGCTGTACGTCTGTACCGCTCATGTTAACTGATGCATCACCTAGCATTGATGAACCTGTGAAGATCATCGCATACTCTGTAATATATGCATTTGAGTTATCATGTACAACTAGTGCTTCACGTGTTTCGTACTCGCCTGTACCACTATCTACTGCGATAATGTACTTAGCTGTACGATATGTAGTACCGTCAAATGTATCAACTACTGCACCACCTGTACCAGCTGAAACTGATGTCTTCTGTACAAATGCTTTGATGTCTGCTGCCAACTTTTCAAATGTAACTGAAGCCGCTTCTAGATGCGGTACTGATGCTACTGATGGGTTAATCACTACTGCTTGTGTTCCTGATGGAATGTTTGAAGTAAATGTGATTGATGAACCAGTAATCGAGTAGTGAGTTGTTGGATCCTGGATAACACCGCCAACAAATACTAGTGCGTGTGACTGTGAACCAGTAAAGCCTAGTTGATATGTTGCTGTGCCTGCACCGTTAATAATTACACGATTTTGTTGTGCAAATACTACTGTTGCTGGATCTACTAGTTCCATACCTGACTCGTCAGCTTTAACCTGTAGGATATACTCACCTTTTGATGTGTATGCTGAGTCTGATACGTCTGATAGTTCTAGTAGTGTAGCCGCTGCGTCTGCAACTACCCAGTTAGTACCGTCATATTTTAGGAACTTGTCTGCCGCTACGCCTGTTGTGTCAACATTTGCTAGATCACCGATATTTGCTAATCCAATCTGTGTGTCAGCTGCAAAATTTGCACGTGCAGTTGTAAAGTAAAGGTTTGATGTTCCTTCAGCAACATCGTCAGATGTTAGAGCTGAGATTGTGTTGTTAATTGTTGAAACTTCACCATCTACATAACCCTTGTTTGCCGCGTCTTGTGCCGCTGCTGGTGTTGCTACACCACTGATTGTGTTACCACCCATTGCTAGGTTACCACTCATTGTACCACCAGCTTTATCTAGTTTCGCTGCTAGAGCTGTTGTCATTGTACCTGCGAAGTTTGCGTCATCATTTAGTGATGCTGCTAGTTCGTTAAGTGTATCTAGAGCTGCTGGAGCTGAGTCGATAACTGCTTGTACTGCTGAATCCACATATGTTTCTGTTGCATATGAGTTAGCTGTTAGGTATGATGCTACACGTGCGTCTGTGTAGTATACATTTGTTGTACCTTCAGTTAGATCATCAGTTGTCTTTGTTGCAAAGTCAGTGTTGAAGTCTGATGTTTTGTATGTTGTTACTGAGAACACACCAGTTGCTGGATCGTATGTGATATCATTTGAACCTGAGACTGCACCACGTGCTAAGCCTTCAACTTCTGAATCTGTACGCTCTGTGAAAGAGAATACACCAGTTGCCTGGTCATATGATAGATCACCACCTGCGCTTACTTCTGCACGTACACGGTTAGCTGTAAAGTACTTGTTAACAGAACCTTCGCCAATATCGTCTGTGCTAATAGCCGCAATCGCTGCTGCAAAGTCTGCTGAGTCAAAGTGATCAGCTGTTGTAAATGATGAGATTGCCGCATCATATACGATAGTGTTACCATCAGCAATACCTGAGATATCAACGTCTGATAGGTCACCAACTGATGCCGCTGCAATAACTGCGTCTGCACGAGCTGTTGTGAAATATAGGTTTGTTGAACCTTCAGTTAGGTTGTCTGATGTTTTTGTTGCTAGACGTGTATCAAATGCTGTGTTAGCACGTGCGTCTGTGTAATAAAGATTTGTTGAACCTTCTGCAAGTCCGTCTGTGTCTTTACCTGCAAACTGTGTATCA